CTTGTTGAATCAAAATACACTACTGAATTGTTGACTTTGTTGGAATCATTTAAGTTTACACCGCTTGTACTAAATTGCGGACCCTGCGGACCTTGAGTTGCAACCGTGACAACACTGGTATCACCATTGACGGTAACAGTGTTCTTTTCAGTTGTAATACTTACATTGCTCATGTTGAAGTGTAGCCCTCGCTTACAAATATTGTACCTTCTAAATAATATTCTTTGGCTCCTGCACCATTAATTAATAACACATCATATTTTAAAATATCAGGAGTAAATGTAGCAGTTTGAGTATCTGTAAGAGTAATACTTACAGATCCAGCAGATCTATCAGTGTAACTAACAGAAAAATCAGCATATTTTGTAGTGCGTGTTTCTTCCCAAACCTGTGCAGCTACAGTAAATCCAGTAAGATTTATAGCGTTATTATTAGAGTCCTTAAAAACAAGCGGAATCGTATGATCTGATCTTCGCTGGAGCGTAAAGTTGTATATGCCAGGTTCTATTGCCATAGTTACACTTTAATTACATACATCATAGCTATATTGCGAGGTCTTGCTTCACTACCTTGATTACCAATAGAAACACTTGTACTTACAGAAACAGTTGCGTTATTCATAAATCCAGAGTTTGTGTTATTGGTAAAGTTTTGTGATCCTCCGTCACCATCACCGCCCTCTCTTCTAATGTCGGTAACAGCAGCAGTACCAGTATCTTCAACGTGTTTTCTTTGATAATTTAAAGCATGAGAGTGTGCTCCTGCTGTAGAAGTTGCACTTGCAGAGTGATTATGAGATTGGTTTTGTGCTGATTGAGAACTGGCAACACTTCTTCCGCTATCTACTCCTCTACCATTATCAAAACCTCTAACAAATTCACCTCGCAAATCAGGAACTTTAAAATTACTACTATTGGTTGAGCCATACTGCGTTCCAATAACCGCAAATAACGCAGCATATGTTGTTCTACTAACAGTGGCTCCATTGCATTCTAAATATCCAGAAGGAACTGAAGCTACAGCAATACAAAATACTGCTCCACTTGGAACACCTTGAACTATTGAGAAACTTAAGTTTCCTGACCCATCTGTTTTTAAAAATTCTCCTGCACTTCCGTCAGTTCCAGGTAAAGTAAAAGTTACATTACTGCTAACGGAAGAGGGTGCTTTTAAAGCAACAAAAGGAGCACCACTAGCATCTTGAAATCTTATAGGTAATCCATTTATTATATTTAAACCAGTATCAGTTATAGTAAGTCTTGCTGTTCCAGCCGTTGCAAATTGTATGCTATTAGCTGCATTTCTAAACATTCCTGTATCTGTGTCATTATCAAATGAATAAGCTGGACTTGCTGCTCCAGAGCTATCATCACCTAACAGTTGACCTGTCATAGTACCACCTGATCTTGGCAGTAATCCTAAATTTGCAGAATCGACAGAACCAACAGTAGTAAAACCGTTATTAGCTGCATTTCTTATTTTTAAATTATTGCTATCTGCTGTATCAACATAAGGCATAAATGCTGCTGGATTACTTGGATCAGTACCCCCACTATTAAGAGTTTTTATTGCATCAAAAACAGCATTTAGGTCACTTCTTACAGAAGCTCCAGAGGCATTCGCAATATTATAGTCTGATACTTGGCTCATCTATACAGTGCTTTTCTCCATATTACACCCCTTTACCATATCCTACAGCTTGAAATGTGAAAGTCCTATTAACAAAAGTTTCATTACCTGATGTATCTCTATTTTTTATAGTCACTGTAAATCCTGTACCAGAAACATTAGTTACAGTAAAGAAATCTCCACCTTGAGCATTTTGAATAGTTATACCAATAGAGGGTAAAAAAGCATTTGCTCCTCCTAATGATGAAGTACCAACAAAAAATGGTGTTCCAAAAGTAACTGTCTTTGCTGATGTGCCAGAAGATTGTGGTGCGGTAGATGTGCTGCCTCCTGTCTGATAATTTTGTTCCGTTCTTGATTGAAACTCTGCTGTAAATCCTGCCTGTTGCACGTTCATGTTTTGAGCAGTATTTGTAGTTTCTAAAATTAACTTAAACTTAAATCTACGACCTTTAAACGTACCGTTAGCAAAATTGTTAAACAATCCAAAACTACCTGATGCTGTTTGTGATGTTGCTACCTGTATCTGACAATTTGCTTCATCTGCTGCTGGACCATCAAAATTACCATCAGTTGCATAATCATCCCAAAAAGATCCACTTGGAATAATGGTTTCTATATCTGTTCCTATGTTAAAACCAACAGAACGTATAACTCTTCTTAAATCAAGAGAAAATACAGCACCTAAATCTAAAACATCCTTAAAAGCATATTCTCCTGTTGCATTTGTAGCAGGATTCGTAAGTTGTAATGCACTAGTTGTACTGTTAAATGTTGTATTAGTATCGACTCCTTGAAATGGTGGACTATCTAAATCTTCACGATCCTGCAATATAACCTGAGTATCAATAAGATCAGGTAAATCCTGTATTACACTAGCTTCTCCTGTACTAAAGTTTCCCTGGTCATCTTGAAACTTAAGAATATACTCTCCCTCTAAAGAAGGAACAACAACATCTGTTGTATTACCAGCTAACGCAGTTACAAGATCAACAGAGTTTTGAAATGTACCGCTTCCATCCGTTAGATTACTATGTCTAACATAAACCCGCCCTCCGTGAAGGACATCGGGATCTACAGCTTTTGTCCATCTTAGTCTTACTAATTTATTGGTAATAGGCTCCATTGATAAATTTTGAACATTACCTGGTGGTGTAGTTTTACCCACAGCATTAAATGTTATATCAGTTGATGTAGCAGATAATTTTAAAGCTGCATTAAATGAAAATACTCTAAATTCATAAGTTCCTGCTTCTGTACCAATAAGTTCAAAATCAGGTCTAAATACAACTTCATTAACCCAGTTAGTATTGTTAAATCTATATTGAACAAGATATTGACTTACACCTGTAACAGATACCCAAGATAAAATTAATTTAGTAACAGCGAGAGCGTTTATAACAACAATTCTTTCAGATGCTTGTAAGTTTGATGGAGGACTTTTTGGTTCGTTTAATAAAGATATACTTCTTGCAGGTAAACTTATACCAGACTCAATATTGTTATATTTTCCATCAATATAAGTTAAGGCTGTTATTGCATAATTAATACCATCTTGTTCTTCTACTGTTATCACTCTAAAAGTTTGTGCTTCTAAAGTGGAACTTTGTAGTAACCAAATAGCATTTACATTTGGTGTTGCAGATAAGGCTGAATCTAATGTAATTACACTTCCTACAATTCCAGTTACATTTTTAGTTTCAACTGTACCATCGGGCAATATTACGCTGCATTTTTTATTCGATCCAGTAAACGTATCCAAATCTTGTGTATTATCTACAGTAATCTGCGTAGTAGTTGCTGCATTTATTCTTCCTGATCTTCTTTCTCCACCACGAACAGGATCATTGACAGAGATAACAGATCCAGGCCTTACTATCGCACCAGCATCTATTGATGTTGTAAAACTAATAACTTCAGATTCATTTTGTTCACTAAATAATATTGCCTTGCCTAATCTCTGAGCCTGACCACGGGAAGTACAGGCAAATGCTTTGACATCTTTTTTAACTATTCCTAACTTTGCCTGTGCAGTAGTATCTTCTACAACTTCATAATCTATTTCCCTGCTATCCATGTTGAAATAACTAACAGAAATAACAGTATGTCTTTGCTTTAAACTACTACCAGAATAAGAAAACCCGCCCTCACCAACGTTTGCCAAGCTAAATAAATAACTTGGATCTGTTGGTTTGTCCTGTGTAATAGTTACAGAACCTTCAGACCATATTGGAAAACATCTCATAACACCAGCTAATTCATTTATAAGTGTGTACGCTTCCATAGATCCCTGTAGATTTACGTTACAGCTAAATCTAGCTTCTTGTCCTCCAAATCCATCTGATACTAGTTCATTTGCATATCTACTAGCTGCTACAAAACTAAATAAATCTAAATTACTGTCTGTGATGTGCGTTCCAAATCCGTACCTTTCAGTCGTGAGAAGGTCGAGTAGTATTAGACTTGGACACGAGCACCATTGAGCAGCACCCATAGTTCCATTGAATATATAACCACTTGGGTAAATAATTCTACCTGTCTGTAAATCAACAGTAGGTGTACCAGAATTTGATGCACCTGCTCCTGGTATTCTTACTTTTACACCACGAATACGAAAGGCTCTTTTTGGTATAGAACTAAACTGTTCAGAATCTATCCTTAAGTTTGTATAAGCACTGTTCAAATATCTTTGCTTATCATCAATAATCTCACCAATACTTGTCCAAGCAAAAGCATCAACAAGACTAGAAGAAGTACTATCTGCTGTAACTCTTACAACTCTTATATCTACAGGAAATGCACCAGTTATATTTACACGATATTCTTTTTGATATGCATCAGCAGTTCTACCAGTAATAGTATCTGATAAAACATCATTAAAACCACCACTATTATATTGAACTTGTATTTTCAACTGAACAGAAGAACCGAGCAAATCTCCTTGATCTGTAGCTTTTTGTAGCTGTGGAAATGTAATTGTTATCTTTGCAGCATCAACATTAGTGTTTGTTATCTGACGAGTGACAGGAGAAGAAGTTGTTACTGTTACTCCTACAGCAGTAGTTGATTGGCTACTTTCAATGCCTGGAATATGCTCTTGGTTTGACGTTCCAAAACGAGGTGTAAATTCTACATTCTGAAAATTAAAATCTGAAGTTTGTGGGCTAGTGTTGCTGGCACTGGAGTTAAGAATAGGAGTATCGTTTAGAAATATATCTTTTAATGCTGCGTTGTTATAAGCTGTTGTACCTTTTGTAAGTCCTGCCTTTGATGGGGTAGCAAAACCTTCTATCTCGCCTTCAGATAATAAATCTTGGATCGTTGCAAACTGTCTACTGTTTAAAGTATCAGGTGCTCTCGTTGGTGATGGTGGAGTAGGAGGAGGACCACCAGAACCTCTAATAATTTTATCTGTCATGCTTGTACCTGATTCGTGTCAATACCAGCAGAAATAACAACTGATCCTGTTACTATCTCACCATAAGCTATTGGGTGAGATGTACCAGCCCTAGATGTATTTTGTACACCAGAAAAACTAAATGATATTCTTGGATCTTCTTCATCTGCAAAATCAGGCAATTTTGGTAAAGGAAACAACATATCTGACACACCACTTAATATCAATGCCCCACCAATTCCAACCGCTGCTTTTGTCATAGCTCCTGCTGCTGCAAAAGATCCTGGTGCAACTATAGGACTAAAAAACGATCCCATAGTTAGAGGTGTAAACAGAAAAGCTCCTCCTATTAATGCAGCACCTAATAATAATTTGCTACCACCACCAGCACCAGTAATTACAGGAACAATACTTATATCTGATTTACCTATTGGATTTTGTATATCTTCCTCTCCTATCTCATAATTATCTACCAATACTTTGTAATATCTTTGACTCATGTGTGCTTCTAACTTTGGAAAGTTGCTGACAAGAAAACGTATTGCATCAGCAGTAGAATTTATTACAGCATCTAATTCTTTATGACCTACAAAGTCAGCTAATTCTCCATAAAGTTTAACTTTTCTGAGCATAACGATACCTCTTACCAGTACATTTTAACAACCACTCAGAATATGGCTCTCTACAAGATAGTCTATCTGCTAAATGATGTAAAACCATATCTCCAAGAAAAATAGCTACATGATTTAAAGTCGGGTGCATTATTGACATTAATAATACATCTCCTTCTTCACATGGTTCGTCTGGTCTAAGTTCTCTAAAACCTGTTCGCCAAGCATAATCTTCAAACAAAGGATCTTCTAAAAACTCTTGTGGTGTCATTATTCTTGCATAATCTTTTAAAATAATTCCTCTTTCTTGTTTATACCAATCAACAACTAAACTCCAGCAGTCTGTTACACCCCATACCCAAGGTCTACCTAATAAATCTGGAACATAACCTTCTGGCTGACATTCACCCCATTCTCCTGTTTTTGGATTAACGATGTGCCATGGTAATTTACTATGCTCACA